CCAGGAACATTACCACTTCTAATTTCATAGTGAATAACACCCGTTTGAGTTTCACCTCGAACAATTGGAGTTCCTGGTTGAACAGTGTCACCTTCTTTTACCAGAACATCTCTACCTTCTGCAATTCTTTCAGTTACGTCAAACTGTTGATTATAGATGTCAACATAATTTCCATATCCTTGAGCTGTACCAACTTTGGTAACTACACCACCAATTCTGGAGTAAAATTCATCTTCTGCTTGAATGTCAAAATCCGTACCAGCATGTTGTCTATCTGGTATTCCATCACCATTATCATCTCTTGGGTCACCATACTGTTGTCCAGGTATGGTATTTGTAGGTGGAAGATTGGGTAGTTTTCCGCCACCTGGGGGTGGCAATCCAATATTTGGTGGTGTTGGTGTGGTTGCCTGTTTAAAGGCATTCATGATTCCACCAGCAAAAGCCATCAGCGTGGATTGAAGTAATCCAGTGATCAATGACTTTCCACCCTCTGCAACTGGTTTCATAGCCTCCCTAACGGGAGACATCATTCTTCCAAATACACTCTCTCTTCTTCTACTTGCACGTCTTTGAGATCTTAACTTATCTCTCTCTGCAATTTGTCCCTGTTTATCTTTGATTATTTGTTCTCTATACTTGGCTTCAATGGCAGAACTATTAGCTAATGCCGTTTGAATGTTTGTGATGTTTCGATTGATTCTCTCAATCTCTAGGATAATGTTGGCAAGACCCTTTACAATTTGACCCCTAGGTGCCTCAATAATTTGAGGCACTTCAGTCGATTGAGGTACAAATGTTGTTGGCGATTGAACTAGTGGTTCTGGAACAAGAATGTTTGGTGCATCATCACCAGGATAAGGATATCCAAAGTCATCAGCACCAAAAAACGATAAGGCTCTCTTCTTTCTTTCTTCTTCTGTGAGTTTTATTACTTCTGCGGGACTAGGTTTTTGAGTACCAAAAAAATTACTAACCAAGGAGGTTTTTGATACAATGTCCCCTTGGGTTTTATTTAAAAGGCCTTGTAGGATTTTTCCTAGTGACATTAACCTAAACCGTTATCCTGTTGATGTTTGAGTTTCTCAGCTTCAAGATAGTTCTTCAACAGGGAGACGTAAATGTCACGTTCCCACGGCATCATGTTTTCAATCTCCGTCAAAGAGTATTTATGGTACTGCATCAACGAAAAGTTGAGTTGATAGTATGACTCCGCAGAAATGTGAGCCATACTCACCCGAAAAAACTTGACAGACCCTCCAAAGTCACTTCATTCTCAACACCAGTATTAGGATTAGTAACAGTGATGGTATGCGAAAGTTTTGGCATTGTATCAAAGAACTTCTCAACTTCTTTGAACTGAGCCGAATTGAACTGTTCAACAAAGTTTACTAGTTCTTTCTTGGTGCAGTCTTTCGACTCCCATGCTTCATCTTCACTAAAAACGATATCAATACAAGAGGCAACAATTTCAAAAGTACTGTCAACATCTGCGGAAAAACTGAAGTTTTCGTTAACGAATTGTTCCAATGATGGATACTTCATCCTCATGGTGTATGTGTCATCAATCTTGATATCTGTGGTGTGATTCTTATCTTTTCTAACTTTAATCTCATCAATGTACACAGTTGCATTGACTTCCGTTACACCATCATCGGGACAACGAACAATCAGTTCCACACTCTCACCAACAGACTTTGCACGAATGTTGAGGAACAAATACTCAATATCAAAGGTAGGAAGTTCATCTACCTTGATACCTCTGGTACTGATGCAATTTTTCAGGACATCCTTAATAGCTCTTGTAATGTCCTTAGGATCTCCACTCTCAATCGCAAGAATGAGGATCTTTTCTTCTTTGACTAGAAATGGTCTGTATTTAACTTTCTTTCCGTTTGATGGTAAAGTCAGTTCATACGTTGGGGTAACAATTGTAGGTAATGGCATAATGAGAGGATCAGTGTCTTATTTAGTTCAGTGGGCTTGGATTATTAGGACCAAGATTGCCTTGATTAAGTGCAGGGAAACGATTTGGATCTCTAAAAGGATTATTACCTGCGAGTCCAAGTGGATCAGATGTCAATGCGGTAAGTACGTCTTGAACCTCTTGTCTTCCATTGAATTCTGGATCATATGTGAATTCTGCCATACGTCTTACCTCATAACGATCATATCTAAAGGTTACATTCAACTGCAAGAGGTTTTGACCTTGATAGTTGATTGGAGTTGATGCAACAGAATAAGGCCATCCGTTGATGATTCTATACTCTTCTACAACATTTTTTTTAAAATCCGCAAAATCACCAGGATTTGTTTGAGTATACCTGTCTTTGTTGAATTTGTAAATGGTAAATGGGCACTTATAAGTTTCTGGATATGAAAGTCTAGTTACTCTGTTACCCTCTGGTTGGGTACTTACATATTGAGGAGCAACAGCTTTATTCCAAACCTCAAAGAACTTTAAGACCTTATATTCTCTATCGACCATGAAGGTCAATGTGATGTCATCGTAGATTCTAGAGTATGGAACTCTTTGAGTGATACCCTGTACATCACCAGCAACTTCAATATCAGCAAAAGAAGAACCAGGGAGGACTGCATCAGAAACGTACAATCCAAGATCTTCTGTCAAGAATCTTTGACTAATGTTTTCTCTTGCGGCTAGAGTGACAATATTACTAATCAGTTGAAATTCCACTTGATATGTGTGATCAAGTGCAACGGTTGCAAACCTAGACTTAATATCATCTACACTATAGTTGTTTAATGGTGACATTGAGTTCTAAATAGATATCAGCCAGTTAAGAGTTATTTATGAGTTATAAGGGGAAGTATAAGCCTTCCAATCCAAAGAAATATAAAGGTGACCCAACAAATATCATCTATAGGTCTCTTTGGGAAAGAAAATTCATGAAATATTGTGATGATAATGAGAATATTCTTGAATGGGGTAGTGAAGAGTTCTTTGTTCCATACAAAGATCCAGTGACAGGAAAGAAAAGAAGGTACTTCCCAGATTTCTACATCAAATACATTGACGCAACTGGCCGTATGCGTCGAATGGTTGTAGAGATCAAACCCGCAAAACAGTGTAGAGAACCAAACCCCAATCCACCCAAGAAAACAAAGACTTGGGTCAATGAAGTCTATACCTGGGGCACTAATCAAGCTAAATGGAAAGCTTGTAAAGAATTCTGTGATGATCGTCTCTGGGAGTTCAAGATCTTTACTGAGAAAGAACTAGGTATTAAATGAGTATCGCGTCCATCGTCAAATCTCAAGCAGGTAATAAGAATCGCAGCCGCGATTGGTATCGTGGCACCTTGGCACAAGTTCTCCAGAACTATCAGGGTTTTGAGTATGACGATCCAGACGGAGATAGAGATCAGTCGGGTCCAGCAGAAGCTGGAGAGATGTACTTCTTCAATTACATCGCAACCAAACCCAATCGATTGAAGTATTACGACCAGTTCCCAGTTACATACATAATTAATACTTTCTCAGATGGTTTTCTGGGAGCAAACTTACACTACTTAGCTCCAAAGCTAAGACAAGGTGTTGCATTATCTCTTCTAAATAGTGGAGATGGTGTAGTTGTACCCAATAAAACCTTACACAGGTATTACTTTGGTGGGATACAAGGTGGCATGATGAGAGTACCAGAAGCAGAGATGGCTGACGTGTCACTGTTACCAACCGAAAAATTTGTGACTCCCAACGGAGTAGATTATCCATCCTACAGAGTATGGAGGGATAAGTAATGTCATTTTCTTCATCGACCGCAAGATCTAATCTACAAAGAGCACAATTTGGTGGTACTTATTGGATTGAGTACGATAGCACCAACCAATACTACAGAGTAGTTCAAGGAAGTAAAGCAGACTACGACAGTAATTTTGGTGCAGTAGTTTATCAAGAGTCTTATGGCAAAATGTCAAAAGACGGAAGTTCTATCGAAAATGGTGTTGATAGACTACTCAAAAATTTTGGTGGTGTAGCTTTTGTCAACCAAGTAAGAAATCAGGTTGGAGATGCGATCATACTAGGCAAATTTGTTCCTGATGCAACAATTCAGGGATATACAAGCACTTACTGGACTACAAGACCAAATACTGCTCCGATTCCTCCAGCAAATACAACCCCAACCTCAACACAAGTTCAACAACAATGGCAAGCAGCACTTGATGATGTAACGATCGGCAAGAATCGAAAAGACGCTGCGAATCTTCAAGTCAATACCAAAACCCTCAAACCCGTTGCAGCGACACTGACATATCCAATCGGTCTTGATAGAAATATCCAAGACACTTTGCAAATTGATATCTTCAAGTATGAACCTGCAAGAGGATTACCCACTATTGATGGTGCAACTGATAATCAAAGATTTCTAAGAACTGGGCTTGCTAAAAAGAAAAAGCCAATCACAATGATCACTATCCCAATCCCAAATGCGGTTGGTGATTCCAATGCAGTTCAATGGGGTGGTGGAGAGTTCAGTTCTGTTGCAGGAACTCTTGGAAACGAGATCAATAATGCAATCTTTGGAAGTATACAAAACACCAGACAAGGAGCATTCAATACCTTTGAAGATATTTCAACCGCTTTAGGTGGTGCTACCGCTGGGGCTATGAGAGGAGCGGGAGATCTTATTTCCAATCCATATGTCCAAAGAAAAGTTCTTCTTGAAAACCTGGCAAAAGCAGCAGGTGCATTTGGCATTAATGTGGATGTGGCTCAAGTCATCACAAGAACTGGTGGTGTTATTGAAAATCCAAACCTAGAGTTGTTGTTTACTGGACCTTCACTTAGAAGTTTCCAATTTACGGTGAGATTCACCCCAAGAAGCGCACCAGAATCAGTCATTGTAAGAAAGATCATTAGAGCTCTGAAACAACACTCCGCAGTCAAAAAAGGAGTAACTCTTGGAAATTTCCAGAGTGCAGGAGCATTCAGCAACCAAAATCTTCTTCTTGGTACGCCCGATGTATTCACCCTGAAATACATGAAGGCTGGAAGAACAAATGAAGAGATCAAAGGTCTTACGAAAATGAAGACCTGTGCATTGACCAATCTTTCAGTTGACTATACAGGTGAAGCTGGAAGATGGGCTGCATATGATGGAGATAGTCAACCAGTTACCACACTGGTGACAATGAACTTTGCAGAACTCGCACCTATCTACGACACCGATTATATCAGCAACTTTAATGACCAACTCGACGACGTAGGATTCTAATGGCTAACTTTCTTAGACAACTCCCAGACTTAGACTATCCATCTCTGTTGAATGACAGACAGAGTAGTGGGGATACTGTTCGTGTCAAGAATCTTTTTAGAAGAGTCAAAGTTAGAGAAGACTATTTCTCTAGTTTTGTTGAATTTGTAAGATACAAGATTACTGGTGACGAAAGACCTGATAACGTAGCGGAAAAGATCTATGGTAACCCAGATCTTGACTGGATCGTATTGGTATCAAACAATATCATTGATATCAAGAATGAATGGCCAATGACAGAATATGACTTAAACCTCTATTTGAACGATAAGTACACTGAACAACAATTGGCGTCAATCAAGGAATATAGAACGATTGAGTGGAGAGACAGAAATAACCAACTTATCGTCCCAGCTGGTCAAATTGTCGATGAGAACTTCAAAATCGAATATTTAAAAGGAAACCAAGTTGTCTCAATTTCACCAATTCGTTCAGTTTCTTACTTTGAGTGGGAAGTTGAGAGAAACGACGAAAGACGCAATATCAACTTAATTGACCCACAGTACGTTGGTCTTGTAATTGATGAATATGAGCAAATCATGAAATATGGTAAATCTTCTCAATATGTCAATGAGAGACTGAAGAAGACAGAGAACATTAGGATCACTGGATAGAGAAAATCCCTGGCCACCGAAATGGCCAGGGATTTTTTTTCCGCTATTTTTGGAAACAAGCTTCGTTTTTGGTGGCCGGGACATCGTTCCAATGTCTTACGGCATTAGCAACGATAGCCACATTAGTGACCAAGTAAGAAACAAAAATAAAGGTGCGTATCCAAGCAATAGTATCAGATTCTCGGTCGCATTTAGATGGTTTCTCTCCAAGTGCTTTAGCCCATAAACGCCAGATTGTTTTCCTTTTTGTCATCACTCCTCAGCGAGTTTCTGGAAGTAGGACAGAGCATCATCTTCATCCTCATCAGCGTAACCACCACCAGCGGCGACAGGTTCACGGTTGAGGTTGTTCAGTTCACTGCGGAGACCATCATCAAGGTCACGGGCTGGACCACGGAAGTCATCTTCATTGTCAACTTCCTCTGCAACAGGACGACGTGCAGGAGCAGCGTTACCCAGAACATTGTCCAGACGCTTCTTCAGAGTCTCGTAGTCCTTGAACTGATCAGCAGCAACCAGTTCTTGCAGAGAATACTCTTTCTTCCAGAGAGCTTCAAGTGCATCATCATCACCATCCAGGAGTGCGGAGGGACGGGCAAACTCACTGGAGTCATAGTTCCAGTAACCTGCAACCTTCTTGATCTTGATCTTGAAGTCTGCACCCTGCCAGAAGTCGAAGGGGTTGATAGGATCTTCATCTTCGAACTCAGGTTGCATCGCAGCCATCACCTTGTCGAAGATCTTCTTACCGAACTTGTACAGGAACACACGACCCTCGTTTTGAGGATTGGCAGGATCCTTCACAACATAGATGTTGGAGTAGTAGGAAAGCTTACGTTTCTGTTTCCGTGCAGTTTCTTTGTCTGCATCATTACCAGAGTTCCACAGACGGGTGTTGAGTTCAGACACGGGATCCTTACCACCAGTGGTGGTCAGGGAGTTCTCAATGTACCAACCACCAGGACCTTGGAAGGCGTGGGAGTACATCTTCACCCAAGGGAGATCTTCACCTTCGGGTGCGGGGAGGAAACGGACAACAGCATAGCCGTTACCAGACTTGTCCATCTCAGGTTTCCAGAGACGGTCGTCTCCACCTTGAGGGGAGTTCATCTTTTCAACTTCCTTGACCAGTTTGGAAGTCAACGAACCCAGCTTGGACTGTTTCTTAAGGTCAGAAAAGGACATTGGATTACCTCGGATTGTTTTGGATTTGGCCTTTGTGGTGGCAGAGTCATCGTACCAGGGGAGTGGGTCGGTTGTCAACCCTTTCCCTTATCGACCATCTGACGCAAGTTCTTGATGGTCATGTGCATGTTATTGAACAGGTCTCCAGGATCCACCGAACCTGGGAACCCCAGCATTTTAGCTGCGTTGATGATGTTCTCTTTAATCTGAAGTGCTTCAGGATCATCAGAAAGAGAAACCCTTGTGTACATAATGCGTTGTTTTTCAAGCAAGTTTTCTAACTTAGAGAGATGTTCATACTGTTCTTCCTGCGACATTGCGGGAAAAGCCATTGCATCTTTGTAGATCTCTTCTTGAAGTTCATTGATCTCTACAAGTCCTGCGCGAACTTGAGGACTACTTAGAAAACTCATAGAACTTTCTCCTTCAGTATCTTCCTGTAACGAAGCACGTCAATATTTAGAAACGAACCATACTTCTTGATCTTGAGGGAAACCGTACTCCAAATTGGGTCATCCAGTTTCTTATCAAAATGTTTTACGAAGCCCAGAATCTTATCCAGAATGATAAGTGTCTCGATTGAGATCTCTTTCCTCAGATAAGCTTTCAAGATCTTCGGGTGTTGGCCTTGAGTATGGAAGTAACTGTCGAAATTATCTCTTGTAAGGATTCTTTCAACTTCGTTTCCGAATAGGTAGGACAAGGATTGGTTTCGTTTTTGCCATTCTTTGAAGTTGGTTTCACCATTTTGGATAATCTCTCCTATCCACACTTTACCAGGATCTTCACTGGAAATAAAGTTTGCGATGAAATACTGTATGATTTCGTCATCATCTTTCTTCCGCGACATCCTCTCAAAAAAATATCTGTCACGTCTCTTGTTAAAAGACGCAACAGATGCACGGGATCTTCCACCGTATTTTACATAATCATAACTTTCCTTGGTGAAGTGATTCTTCATCGCAAGATAAGTTTTGTAGCAATCAAAGGGTGACACTTTCACAGGGGCAATCGTGCGCGTGATGTACGTTTCAGGAAATTCAACTCAATGGCCTCAGCCTTGATCTTTTCCTTAAGTGGTTTACTGATGAGTTTAGAGACAGATTCAAGTTCGATCTTGTTCTCTTCACAATAAAGAACAATCGCATCAATATAGTTCAGGTCTTGAGTGTCCCGAACCAGTTCTTCGATATCCTTAGTGAATTTTGTTTGACACAAGAACTTTTCTTTGAGTGCCTTGTCCAGGTCTTTATTCATTGGAGAGCTTATGAGTAACAAATTCTTTAATGTACCGAACTAATAACTTAATATACTCGTCTTTGTTTCTTTTGTCAAATACTTTGACTTCACCAGAGGAAGTTGTCATAATTGTGATCAACTTCTTGACTGGAATACCAGTCATCTCATAGTACATACATGCGTATGCAGTTTCCTGAACGAAGTAGTTTTCTAACCACTTCTCTGGTTTAATTTTGTCTGAAGTTTTAAAGTCAATGATAGCAAGCTCTCCGTCATACTCCGCAATACAATCAACACGACCAGCAATACCGAAATACTCAGAATAAAGGGTACGCTCAATAGCATGTATATTATTAATGCGATCAAGGAATGGTTTCGCGGAGTGGAACATGAACTGTGTGGCTGGGAGGTGGTTATCCCAGAGGAGTTCTTTACCTTCAAGATAAGACTGCGCCGCTTCATGGAAATCAGTGCCCCTTGTGGTGGCTTTCTTAGTAATACGATTGGCTTCTTCCTCACCAACTTTCTTTCTCCAGTTGATGAAAGTTTGTCGGTTATAGAAAGAGGTGACTGAGGTGATTGAAGGCACCCAGTCACCATTTGGAAGAAGATAGAGACGACAACCCGAAGTTTCTTTCTTCTCTAACTCAACGTCACCCAGATAATTATGATAAGTTCTTTGCATTAGAGACCTAAAGCCATTTTCTTCATGATGTACTCGCGGACTAAACCAGAACGAACAATATCATCAACACCAAATTCAACCATTTCAAAGGTTTCTGTCATCTGTTCGATGATCTTCATGAAGTCAAGGATACCATTCTTTTCATAAGTTTTCTGAAGATCAGTTTGAACTGCGTCACCACAGAACATGATCTTACAGTTGTCACCCACACGGGTAATTATACTATCAAGTTCGTGGAAATTCAAGTTCTGACACTCATCGATCAAGAGAATCGCATCATCAAAGGTTGTACCACGAAGGAATGATGTAGACCAGAAAGAGATTGTCTCCTGAGACTTCAAGTTACCATAGAGCATTTCAAAATCAGCATCAGATGGCATTTCGAACATGTACTTAACCATGTTCTTGTATGGAATCTGATAGAGAGCTGATTTATCTTCATGATCTCCAGGAAGGAAACCGATTTCACGGGTTGCAACAAGTGAACGAACGATGTAGATCTTCTTATAAGGAGTGTACTCGTTCAGTACATCTTGAAGTGCAAGATACAGTGCTACAAATGTTTTACCTGTACCTGCACAGCCATAAGTAAAGATGTTCTTACCCTCTTTGTATGCATCAAACAATTTGGTTTGATTGTCAGTAAGAGGTTCAATGTCTACCAGGAAATCATTGTTGATTGGTTTCTTACGTTTCAATTGTTTGGCAGTCATGCCAATACCGATGGGTTCAGTAGACTTCCTTTTTCTTGCCATACTAGGTAATTTTTTTAACTTTAGAACCAGGTGCTTTGGATGCTTTATTGAGGACTTCATTCCAGCCTGGATTTCTGGAAACAAGTTTGTTCCTCCAATCACCCACTTCTGTGGCCATGGGAGCAGTAGATGGATCAGACCAATCTCTGATCCACCCTGGGTTATCTTCCAACCACTGATCCCAGACCGTGAAACTCATCGTCACTTCTTTCTGTTCACCAGTCTCAGTGTTGATTACGGGGTAAGTCGGCATAATAAACGAAGGGGGTGAAGTTATTTAGGCCCACTCTAGAGCCTCTGCGACGGTAGGAAACTGTTCGACAAATACTTGTTTACAAGCTTCTGCAACAACCATGTGTTCCTTCTGAGTTCCATTCGCAGAACGAAGATTAATGTAATGGATCCAAGAACGGCAAGAGCCACTCATGTAGATACGAGTAGGAGTACACAGAGGCAACACATTACGAGCACACTCTTTTGCAACTCCACGATCCAACATCTGTTGATAGAGAGCCATCGATGAAGAGAACAGAGTGTCCATCTGTCGGGTCAGAAGGTCAATCGTTTCTTGATCCAAGTCATCAATACTGTTCTGACGATTCTTGGTGTCCTGACGACGGAGCTCTGGGAGAGGGATCGCCTTCGAGAGTAGGGAAGAATCAGCATACCGTTGGGAAAACTCTTGAAATGTGAACGAACGGTGGCGCAAAATTTGGGCCGCGATTGCACGAGTAGTCTCAATCTCCAGAGTCATGAAAGATTGTTCGAACACACTCCAGTGATTATGTTTGATGCAATAACGCAGAAGACCTGCATAGTTTTCATTGTCCTGATTGGCAGGGTTACTCACCCGTGCCACATAAGCCATAGTTTGTTCAGCATCAGGAGTGACACTTACAAGTTTGACAGTCATCAACAATCCTCACAGTTGTTTTCTTTGTATTGTTTGCGAACCCGTTTGACCTCTTTGAGTTCTTTCTTGATCATTTGGTAGGCAGTCTCAGAGTCTATCTTATCACCTACCTCCATGGCAATGATAACATCGATCCTTGTACCAAAGTGAGATAAGGCTTTTTCGAAACAATCTAGATCTTCATACATTGGCGTAATATGCAAGATAGTATTTGACAATTCCAGCAGTGTTCACATTACCCTGAGATACCCAATCATGAGCACACTCATAAATGGATTGAGAGGAATACTTTGGAACACCATCTTCTAACCAGTGACCAAATCTGTTGAGTAAAACTCTAAGAGCTTGTTGTCTCAACTCCATCTTTTCTTCACTGTATCTCCAGTCAGTCTGGATATCCATCGTCATCGTCCCATACCTCATCGTAATCATGTACCGTTGGTGAAGTGTATGCTTCTGCATCTGAGTACACTTCTGATTCCAGTTCCTCTACAACCTCCTTAAGAGCGGCTAAGAGAACTTTAAGTTTAGCTTTGTTCATGTCCCTTGAACCCTGGCAGAGTTATTCTATCTAGGTTTGGGTTTCTTGTCAAGTCTTACCAGTTTCTCCCAGCCCTTGTAGTGAGGATCAGTTCTTAGAGTCTCCTGAACCATCTCTCCAAGTTCAATGGCACACTGATCCCACTTACACCTCAACTCCCTAGCCACAGAAGGTGCCAGAGGGTCCTCAGGGCGGTTGTAACGCCACTCATACCATTCCTTCCAGATCTCAGCGCACTCGTCAGATTTACGCTGTAAGTGAGGTTCTCTGTACACTCATACCCATATGGGTTGTGTGCCCTAGACTGTATAGCTATTTACAAAAAAGGAGGGCTTTTGCCCTCCTAAGTAAAGAATTTTAATGAGCTCTTAAATTTTTCTACCCTTGTAGTATTTCTCTGCAAATTCTTTTGCAGGTGCCTTGGTCTTCATCACATTCGATTAAACAGTTGTAGTAGTCATTAATGAGATCGGATTCATCTACACTCCTATCTAAAGTCCTCTCCAACCTCCCGAAAGCTTGTTTCCACCCAGCTAATTGATTATGTGATAATAAATTGTGCATAATAACCCCTATGCAAAATGATCATGATGAAAAGAGGGTTTCGTTCATTTCATCACCTCCAACAATTCTATCGTATATAGTCAGGATATCCTGATTTTTTATGTTGTAGGATACAAAAATTTATACCTACGAGTTTATACCTACAAAAAAAAGGAGCCCGTTAGGACCCCTCTGATTTAAATATTTTTTCTAACCACTCTTCCATGTGAATTAGATAACAGGACCAGTAGTTACACCCACGGTATGTTAGTTGATAACAAGAAGGTGGTCTATTGTCCTTATCCATATCATCATAATGATATCGATATTGTTCCATTACTTATTCAGCAATAGAACTTCTGCATAGATCAAGAATAAGAAGGCGGTTGAAAACGTTACTACTGATGTAACAACTGGAAGAGCTTCGTGCATATCACTTTACCAAAGTACGGTTGACTTTGATACCACGATACATGAGAGCAAAGTTCTCTTGTTCACGCAGACGCTTGAGTTCTGCTTGTACCTCTGCCTTGTGGGCTTCGGTATCGTACTGGTT